CTACAAGGCATAGGGCCTTCTGACATAGGAGAGGCTTTAAGTGGACAATCATCTTTAGATGCTATTATCAACTTACTGAAAGCTGCTGCTGAATATCCATTATACTCACAAGGTATAACACCAACCTTTACTGAAATAGAAGTTTGTGATTGGGTAGATGATATGGGAGGAATGGGAAGTCAAAAGTTCCAAGATGTAATGAAAGCACTAACAGAAAGTTTAAATAGTGGTTTAGAAACTGCCCCAACAAAGTCAAGTAAAAAGGATGGAGTAAAAAAAAATTAGAGTGGATTGACATAGAGAAATATACGATGGGGGAGTGCAAAGTGCTTCCCCATTTGTTTTGGGAGATGACGATGGCTGAGTTAGATTTTATTTGGTATGGATATAGGCACGAGGAAGAGCAACAATGGATTAGAACTAGGTGGCAAACAACAATGTTAATTAACATACAACTACCAAAAGGTAAAAAAGTTAAACCTAGTGAGCTTATTGAATTAGACTGCGATACTCGTAACTTTGTGAAGCCTAGAGTGATGGGCGAAGATGAATTAAAGGCAGTACTTAAAAAATATGGACATATATAAACTTATAGGATAATGGCAGATAATCAGATAGTTCAAATTGACTTTAAATTCGATTTAGGGAATGTCCCTGCTTCATCAAAAGCTTTTAGTAAATACCTAAAAGATTTAGGAGTTGATTTAAAATTTACTAAGGCAAGTACAGATGCTTTAGCAGCTAGTGTATCACATTTAGCTACTGCTCAAACTCAAGCAGCAACAGCTGGTACAAAATCAGCAAGTGCTGTTAAAAAGTCTAATCAACAATATACAAATTTTGCCTTAATATTACAAGATTTACCTTATGGCTTTAGAGGTATTCAAAATAACTTACCTGCTGTAATTGGAGGATTTGCAGGAATGACTGGAGGCATATATTTAGCTTCATCTGCAATTATTGCTTTATTTACTGCTTGGGATAATGGAATGATAAAATTTGGTGACTCTACTAAACTATCAGGAGAATATGCAAAAGAAGCAGCGACAAATTATGCTTCAGAAAAAGTTCAATTAGATTTATTATATAGAGTTGCTACTAACTCCAATATATCAATGGAGGAAAGAATTAAGGCCTCAAAAACATTAAAGGAAGAATACCCTGGTTTATTAAACGCATATTCTTTAGAGGAAATTGCTTTAGGTAATGCAGATGTAGCTTATAAAAAATTAACTAAAACTCTTTGGGAATATGCTCAAGCTAAAGCAGCAGAAAAAACATTAGAAGATTTAGCAGAAAAAAAGCAAGTTTTAGCCATAGAAAGAACTGAGTTATTAGCTAAAAAAAGAGCAGCAGAATTAAAGGTTAAGCCATTTCAAGTATCTACAACTTATGGAGAAAAAACAATAAGTGATGCTGAGTTTAATTTAAGAATGATTAATAATTCTTTAAAAAATAATGAAAATGCACAAAAGGAAATAAATAAACAAGCAGCAAGTTATTTAGCAATATCTGATGCAACAATAAATTCAGTAGCTGAAATAGATGACTTTAAAGAAAAGCCTGATAATAAAAAAGCTACTTCAGATGCCAAAGCTAGAATTAAACTAGAAAAAGAAACAAATCTTCAGCTTTTACAATCTAAGCAACAAACTTATAAAGACGATATTTTATTATATAAGGAATATGAAATAAAAATAATTGATTTAAGAGAAGAACAATCTTTAGCTGAAGCAGAAGCAGTAGGTGCTTCTGAACAAACATTACAAAACATAAGAGATATTGCTGCTAATAATAGATTAAAAGCTAGACAAGAATTATCTGCAAAAATACAAAAGCTAATTGAAGATGATGTAAAAGCAGAACTAAAAGCAGAAGCAGAAAAAGAGAGAATTAGCAAAGAGTTTGTAGGAGCTTATAAATCAGACATCAATCAACAAGAGTCAGATTTTAATCAGTTTTATAAAACCAAAATGGATTTGTTTACTGGTGATTTAGCGGCACAAAAAGAAATACTATTACAACAAAGAGCACAACTAGAAGAAGGGTTGTTATTACAAGGCATAAGTTGGGATACATATACAAAAGGTGTAGGTGAAAACGTTAAAGCCGTTGCACAAATTTCTACTAAAATAACTAAAGAAGCTTTTGATTCTTTAATGCAAATGGGTAATGCTATTATGAATGCTTTAGGCCCATCGTTAGATATGTTATTAGAAAAAGGGGCAAGTATTGGAGATGTATTAACATCTGCATTTCATAGTATTATAAGACAATTAGCAAAAGTCATAATTTCAGCTGGAATAGCAGTTGCATTATTAGCAATTCTATTTCCAGGTATGTTAGCAAAGGCAGGTGGTGCAGGTGTAGTATTTAAAGGATTAATTAGTCAAGGTATGGGGATTGGTGGGTTAGTAGGAGGAGGTGGTACAAGCAAAGGAGTAGATGCGACAAATGGTACTAATGCAATTAATACAATACAAACTACTCCAGCAGGAGATAATAGTGGTCAATTTGTATTAAGAGGTAATGATTTAGTATTAGCTTTGAATAGGTCAGAAACATCGTTAAACTTAAGAAGAGGTTCATAATGGCATATTATAATAAATATAAATTTACGTTTGCTACAAGGTCTAATAAGACTGCTTATTTGTATTTACAAGAGAGCTTAGGCTCTGCACCAACAGTTATTGAATACCCAGGTGTAGATATTAATTTACAATATATACCAAATTCAGATGATCCTTTTGAGCCAATATTCGCTAGTCAGTTAGGAATTACAATAGATATTACTGATGATTTAGTTAATATACCTAATCTAGTTACGCTTAACGATAGAAAATATTTTGCTCAGCTTTATCTAGATGCTACATTAGAATGGTGTGGGTGGGTATTAAGCGATAGTGTTAGTATAGGATTTTCTACTGGTAGAAGGCAAATGTCTTTTAATGCCATTGATGGACTTGGTATGCTCAACGATATAGATTTACCACAAACATTTAACACAAGTATTAACGATAAAAATAATCTCCTATATTTTATGAGATTATGTTTTAATGCTTTAGACTTCCAACCAACTAATTCAAATATTGTAATAGTCTGTTCATACTTTTCAACTGGTATGAGCAATAGAAGTGTTCAATCTTATAATGAACCATTTATACAATCTTATCTTCCAAATAGAACCTTCTTAGAAAACCCATCTACTTATAAGAATTGCTTAGAGATTTTATCTAATATAGCAAAAACCTTTGGTTGTAGAATATTTCAATCAAGTGGCAAATGGTGGGTAGTAGCTATTAATGAATTTGCTAATACAAATAATTGGTATACAGAATACAACTCAAGTGGAACAGTAGTGGCTAGTGGTAGTAACTTAAATACTTTAAGTACTATTCAAGCTTATACAGGTAACACAAGTGATTTATATTTTATAAATAATTCTCAAGTCAAATTATTGAAGAAAGGATTTAATAAAGTAGTTATTAATAACTCTATTACTTACCCTGATAATTATATGACTAATTGGAATTTAAGACCATCACAAAATACAAATCAGCCTTATAATTGGAATCCTGTACAAACAAGCACAGGTAATTCATTTGTAATAGTTGATAATGTAGATGAAAATTATGCTACTTATGTATTAACTAGAGGGGGTACGCAATCTAGCAAAATGACTATCTTTAATACAGGTTTGCCTAAAGTATCTTTAGGTGATTCATTAGATTATACAATGACGTTCTTATTTGGTAGCGTTTCAGCTGTAAACGGATATGTACAATTTTTTATAACTCCAACAGCTGGTTCTGTATATTATATGGATTTTGATGGTTCTTGGTCAACTAATGCACAAAATAATTCTCTTGTACCTGCTAATCAGTCTTATGCTCCTTTTAATTTTAATGTAAAATCTAAACCATTCCCAATAGATGGGCAATTAAGTTTTGGGTTTTTCCTAGATTCTACAACTACATCAACTGTAACAGTTGGTAATTTTCAATTATCTTTTAGAAGCACATTAGAATCAGTAGTATATTCTGCTTATACAGATAACAATAAGCAATATGTCAATACAATAGATGTACCTTATGGTTTTTATGCACCAAGCGTAACTGGTACAGATGTAAACCCAATACAAATTGGTGCTTTATATCTTTCTAATGATTCAATAGCTATAAATTGGAGTAGGTATGGTGGCCCAGGTGGGGGTTTTGTTAGTTTACAAGAACTATTAACTCAGCAATTTATTAACATATATGGTAAAAATATTATAAATCTTGATTGTGATTTATCTAGTTATTCTACCACTAATGGTATCTTTAACGCATCTAAATTAATAAAGGCTACTGACACAGATCCTAGTCCTATAAATATAGCAAGTGATTCATATATGTTAGGTAATGCTACAATTTCATTTGTAGACAATCAAATAAATTCAACATTACTTCAAATATCAAATACAGAGATAGCTAGTACCAAAACAAATGATTATTATTACGAATCAAGTCAATTTTAAAATATGGCATCAGCAATTAACGGAACAAATATAGTTTTATACTATTTTAACCCAGCAACAAACGTTTCTGTAGCTTTTGGTGCTGCAACTAACTGTTCTTTTGAGACTAGCGTAGAGCAAGTAGAAGTTACTAGCCAAACATCTGCTTATTTTAGAGAATTTAAAAATGATATTATTACTTGGTCAGTTACTTGTGATGGATTTATAACTTTAAGTAATAACTACAACTATGCATATTTATTACAATTAGTTCTAGATAAAACACCAATAACAATTAAATTTGCAATAGATAACGATAATGGAGATGGTAGTAATACTTTAGGCAATACTATTCTTACAGGATTAACTAACTTAACATCATTATCTTTATCAGGGCCAGTTGAAGGTGCTTCTACATATAGTGTATCATTACAAGGAACTGGAGCTTATACAATAGGTGCAAATACTACAACTACAAGTACAACTACTGCAGCACCAAGTACAAGTACAAGTACAACTACTGGAGGGCCAACCACAACTACAACAACTATTGGAGGGTCAACTACATCAACAAGTACATCTACAAGTACAAGTACATCAAGTACATCAAGTACATCAACAAGTACAAGTACATCAACAAGTACATCAACAAGTACATCAAGCACATCTACATCTACTAGCACAAGCACATCTACAAGTACAAGTACAACAAGTACAAGTACAACGACAACGCAACCTCCTGTATGGTATGCTTTATTTAATTGTGCTACTGGTGCAACAGTCACTTCTACTAA